ATAGAAATTTGATCATCAAACAAAAGGATCATTCGTATCCCTTTGTAAAAAAACTTTTGACCTGTGTGTTTTCCATAACAGACATAATCTCCCACAGAACACCAAGGACCATTCGGAAACTTTTCTTTATCATCATAGGCTGTGTCACCAATTGCTAGGACTTTGCCTACAGTTGTAAGATAAGCAATGTCATTTTTAGTTGAATCTGGTAAAATAATACCGCCCTTAGTCTGAGATTTTACAGACACAGGACGTACCAGAATATGATAACCGGGAACTTTAGGAAGCACTTTTGGATCTGGCTGCTCTTCTGCAGAAATCCATTCGTCATTCTTCATTGCGTTTCCCATAGATACTACTTGCATAATTACTCCTCTTCATTATCTTCATATACCATTGTGTTTACTAATCGTTTGATTTCTTGTTGTGACCATTCCAGTCCTGAAATCTTTCCAACGATGTTCATATACGAATGATAGTCTGAAGCATTACCATATGCAAGCGAATTCTTTAATCCTTCAATTTCTTTTTGAAGAGAGTTTTGTATTTCTTCCCAGAGCATTAGATACCTTTCGGTTCATAGTTATAAGGATTACGTTCTACAATAGAACCAATTTTACCACCTTCTTTACGCATAATAATATATTCATAAACAGGATGTTTTTTTCCTTTTTTACCCATTTGTATTTCACCTATAATAGGACCAAATTCTGGTATACCTATAGTAGTTGGTCTACCATGAGGGGCTTGCCCTCTTAATTGTTCTCGGATTTTAGAACGGTCTTTACCTTTAACATTTTTTAATTTTTCTTCTAATAATGCTTCACTTTCTTCTAAAGACATTCCTTTAAATTCTGTTTTACGTTTATCATATCCTGTAAGGTTTCCACCTTTTTCATAAATAGTTTTAAGAGTATAGGCATGGCCTTCACCTTGTGGAGTAAATTTTTTAGATGGTCCTTCTACAGCAACTAAAAATCCATTATCTTGATAGCCTTCTGGAACTTTAGTCCAAAACCATCTTGCTCCATTACCTGAATCAATAAGATTTGCTTTTACTGTTACTGAACCTTTAATTGAATTTCCTACAGGAATATCTGATGCTACATTAGGATCTACCATTAGTTTAGCATCTTTACGTAAAACCGCACCTGCAGGAGATTCTATTTCAATATAAGAACTATTTAAATTTGTTATATCATCTCCAACTATAGGTCTTTTAAGTTCAGGATCAAATCCTTCAATAGGTTTAAAAGAGCCACCAATTTGACCAGAACGCTCTTGATTTGTATACATAACTCTTTTTAAATTACGTTCTGCTATAGGAGCAGATTGTTTAGCTGCACCTTTAGTTAAAAGTTTTACAACACTCTGTAATCCAGCAGCCATAATTAAATACCTTTTGGTTCATAGTTATAAGGATTACGTTCTACAATAGAACCACCTTTTTTTCTTTCATTAACAAATTTAGGAACAAGTTTTAAATTAGAAGGTTCTTCTTTAATTAAACGATCAGAAATATCTTTTAAATTTATAATATTTTTTGGATTATTTAATTCGGGATATTTTTGTCTTATAGCAGCATCACCATATCTTGAAAATAAACCTTTTTTTGCTAATTCATAAAAAGATATAATTCCATCTTTTGTTTTTAAAAATTTTTCATTAAAACCTTGGGATTCTAAAAAACGATTTAAAGCTGCATCATAATCATCAGTAAAACTAGATAAAAATTTTTCAAATCCTTCTTCTCCATATTCTTCAATTATTTCTTGCTCTTCAAAACTATCCTTATATTTTTTATTATATAAAGCATTAGAAAAATCTATTTTTTTTCTTACATATTTTTTATCGTCTGAAATGTCACCTAATACTTGTATTTCATCAAATTCTTTTTGTAGTGCTGGATATAATTTTTCAAATTCTTTTTTATTTAAATTTTTTATATCTACAGAATCAATAAGTTTATTAGATGTTATATTTTTAGAAGGATTATATTTTTTCTTAGTAGAACCTTTCATAATTACTTTTGCAAGTTTAACTAATGACATTACATTCCCCTTTCAGATTTAGCCTGATCAATCATCTTCATAATTACGTCTGCCGCTTTAATCGTTTCGGAGTTTTTAATGTTATCTTCTTGTTTGATAAGGTCTGCAAGGATTTCAACAGCTTTGATTGCCGTTTTTGTATTTCGATCTTTCTCTTTTTCATCTGCTTTCAGAGTTCCTTCTGCTCCTATCTTATAAGCATCCAAAGCAAGTTTTTGTTCTTTGAGATCAAGGTCACGATTTTTCAAAGCACCTTCTGTTGCTTCTTTTGCTAGTTGCGCTTGTACCTTTTGTTGTTCTATATTAAGTCGTGCAGCTTCCATCTGTACCATTTGCTGTTCTGGGCTACCACCTTGTTGTGCAGCTGCCATGTTTGCTTGCATAACTTGCTGTGCTGCTTGTGCCATAATCTGCTCAATAACTGCAGGGTTTTGCAGATTAGGATCACCCTGTGGTGCTTGCGACATAATTTGACGTGTGATGCCATTGACTTGTTCTTCATACTTCATTACAACATGTTCTTGAATATTTGCCTGAAGCACAGGAGCAACACGTTGCATAATTGGATTACCACCATTGGCAGGATCTTGTAAGAACATTGTTTTAATCTGAATATGTGCATCATGGTTCTGTCCTGCAAATGCTTTAATAGGTAAACCTTTAGTTGCTGCTTCAATGTCTGTTACAGGATCAAGAGGCTGTGCTTCTGGTTTGTTAGGCAGAATACGATCCAAATTAGGAATGTTTGCAGCACTAAGCAGTGTACGGTTTAGTTCTTCCATGTTAAACATTCCGGGTGGTGCAGTCTGCGCCAACTGCATTGCCATCTGTGTCATCATCAAGCGGTGAGCAGATGAAGGAATGTTAGGATCACTAACAGGAATAATATCTATACGACCATCAAAGTCTGCACGGAAAATTGTTTCTGACACACCGGGAACATCGTAAGGATATTCCTGTGGTAAACTTTCATTATTAATACGTGCAAGAATACGGAATTCGTCTTTCTGTGATTTATGAAGACGTTTATGAATAGCACTGAAGAATTTACTTGATGCTTCAAGTAGTGCCATTGTTGTACCTACAGGACCATAGTTAGATCCTTCTGTAATAACTTGTTCTGTTGTGTCTGCAAACTTTTGTCCTGCGCCTGATAGAAATTGTAACATCTGGAATAATGTCTGTGAAGGTTCTTTATATGGAAGAGGGACAATAGATTTATTTAAGTCCATGCCTGTTGCTTCAACTTCTTTAAATTCACCGGGAGCAATAGGATCATTGTCACCTACGATACGTACACCTTTGGCTTTGAAACCACCGGGTAAGTTTGCAAACTGACCTGCATCAATAAGGCTACGCATTGCTGCTGTAGCAGACATAGTAATATTACCAAGGAAATGAATAAGACCAAGACCATAGAAACCAAAACCCGGAACAAAACGATAATGCGTAAAGAACATTTTCTTTTGCATGGTTTCGTCATCAGGATTCCAGTTACGGCGAATAGAAAGAACTTTTTGTGTTGATTCTTCAATAGTTACAATGTAAGGTGCAGCAATACCAAGGTCTTCTACATCAAGATAACAATGCTGCTCAAGTAACACATACTGCATGTCTGTATCAGACGCAGGTGAAAGACCAAGAACACTGTCCATCTTTTCTGCAAGAGCAGACTGATCGGGTAGATAAGGATCTGGTAGATCTATATCTGCATACATACCTGCACCAATCTGACGTGCCATCTCTACAGGACTACGATATAACACATGAGTATACCTATCTGCCTGACGGAGATCTGTAGCATAGTAAGACACATAAAACTGGTCAATAGGAATGAATTCACTTACAGGACGTTGAATAGATGCATCATAGTAAATCTTTTTAAAGGCTGAACCAATCAAGGGTAAGTGGAACAGCATACGTTCAAACTCGTCAAAGTATTCAGGCATTTGCTCGGTTAATTGATAGTTCATAAAATTCTGAACTCTTGTTGCCTGACGCTGCCGTGATTCAGTGATATCACCAAGAACCTGTGCCTTTACAGGACCAGAAGCAGGGAATAGTTCTTGACTTGCCCTTGATTGGAACTTAACTGCTGATTCAATCAGCAAAGGGTGTACGGCTGTTGCTGCACCTTCAAAAGGTTCAGTTGTTTCTTCTAACTTCAGCCCAAGCAAATCAAAGCCACGCTCAAACATGGATTCCCATTCTGATCGTGAACTTTTGTCTGCTTCAAAATTATCATAGATTTGTAAACCAATAGTTGACAATGTTTCTTCGTCAAGTGTGTCAACTAAGTTTTCGTAGAATTCGTCTTCACTATCTTCTGGAAGTTCATTCATAGATGAACCTTCAAAATTAAATTCAACTTCAATCTCACCTGTGTCAGGATCAATCTCAAAGTTTACTTGTTCATTATTCATTGTAGCAAAATCAACAGGAATTACATTTGTTTCCTGTTCCATTTGCTCATTTGGATTTTTTTCTACCGCCATTGTTTTTCCCTGCTGTTGATAAAATTAACCGATACGCATATTATATAATTATGTTCGCCAATATGCAACCCTCTTTTTTGTTCTTGGTTCATCTTCCCAGTTAGGATCTTCTGGATGTAACAAGTTCCAACTGTCTTTCATGTAATGGATTGCCATAGTCATACAGTCTACTTGGTCATCATGTGCTCCATTAGGAAAGGACATACACTCTGAAAATAGATCATCTGACCATACACGATCCTTTGGTAGCCAGACACGACCTGCTTCCATTAAAGGCGTAGATGCATAGACACGTGACACCTTATCTCTATCAGGAAGATAGTCTAACACAGGAAGACCTGCTCTGCGCATGTCCTGTAAGAGTGACTGTCCTGATGCTTTCTTTTCAATAATACACACATCAGGTCTAAAGTCTTGATATAGTTCCTGTGCAATACGTCTTAGTTCAGGATATTCAAACCTTCCCCTTGTGTTACCAAGAAGAATAATATTAGAAACAACACTTTCTCCATCATAACCATCATCCTCAAAACTTTGAAATATTCCCCATGTTTGTATGACACTAAAGTCTGCAGTTCTTGAAGTACTAAAGGCTGTATCATATGTTTGTATAATAAAATCACATGGCGGTGGATCTTCATACTCCCACCATTTAAACCATTTCTTTTTAATTATACCACCGTCATCAGGACTTGGATCTTGCATATACAAAGCATTCCAATATCTTGCACCATTGGATGCTCTAATCTCTTGCTCGTCTAGCCGTAGCATCTCATCAGACTTCCACTCTGGAAAGTATGATGTGCCTTCTGGCAAACCTAGCAATTCGGCGGCTGGTTCGTCAAGCCATGCAGGAATAGAAATTACTTCCCATGGATATACTGATTGTTCTCCTGTTGATGATTCTTGCTTTAGTAGCCATCCACACAAGTCGTCATAGTGATATCTTGTATTGATAATGATAATTGCACCATTTGGCATGATACGGGTACGAAGACCTGCAGGATACCACTCTTTGATATATCTACGACCTGCTTCACTGAAGCTGTCTTCTTCTGACATAACGTCATCTAACAGTGCTACGTGAGCACCACGACCTGCAACCTGACTTCTTACACCTGCTGCATAGTATGAACCATTCTTATTGGTCTTCCACTTACCTGCTGCTTTAACATCACTACGCAAAGACACGCCACGGAAAATCTTTTGAAACTTCTCTGTGTTAACAATATCACGAACAGTACGACCAAAGTCACTTGCTAACTGATCACTGTGTGATACAGACATAATCTCATGGTTAGCATAGTTACCAATGTACCATGCAGGAAATAGTTTGCTACAGATTAATGACTTAGAAGAACGAGGAGGAAGAAATACCATAAGACGTTTAACATTACCATCTACTACACCTTGAAGTTTCTCACATAATAACTCAATGTGTCTACCCATCTCAAAGTCTGACACAAGAGTAGGAGCAAATATCTTTACAAATGTAAGGAAATCTGTTTTTGCTTTTAGTAGTGTGTACTTTGATAGTTTATCTTTAAAGTTAATAAAGTCACTTACACCAGAAAGATCTGGTAGTTCGTCTGTTTGTATATCTAACATGTGCTATGTATTAATTCCATCTGATATTGGTTGACATTTATAATGAATACTCTTTATAGGTGGTAAAGGAAACTCTTTTATATCATACACCATTTCTTTTACTCTGTCAAGACATTCTTGTTGTGTCCTGTTTGGACCTAACTTATCTATAAATTCTATACAACTTCTATCAATCATGCAAATTAAAACCATTGCTGTGAACATAATTTATCTACTTTGTAACAATTGGTAACAATAAGTGATTATAACATACTTGCGTGTCCCATAAAAATATGTTATTTTATATCTAGATATGCCGGGATAAATACATACCCGACACACCGACAAAATATTTCATACTTTTTATAATGGTAACTGTCTAATTAGAACACAGAGGAAACTTTGTGTTCTTTTTTTTATTTTCTGTTGGTCTAATTAGCCCCGATGAGTTACCCTTGTTTTTTTGAAAATATATTTCAGGTGTATTTTATATATATAATAAAGGGTAGGTTTTTTTGGGTGAGGGTCAACAATAAGACTTGTCAAGACTGTCAAGATTTTGACAAACTATCTTTTTTATTTGACTGTGACATTTTTACAACAGAACAAACAGTGAACAAACATAGAACAAAATAGAACAAAGAGTGAACAAACAGTGAATATTCAGTCTTTGGATGTCTATTATG